ACCGATTGGCAAGTTGGCGACCTAGCTGTATATAACGGCACAGTCTGGCAAAAGATTGACAATACTGATGCTGTTACAAGCGTAAACGGCTATACAGGCGCAGTAAACCTTACCTATACTGATGTAGGCGCTTTCCCTGCTACAAGCACAACTGGTTCAGGAAATGTTGTATTAGCTACTGGTGCTACATTAAGCAATCCAAATATTAGCAATTACGAAGCATGGACACCAGCAACTAAACCTAGTTATACCGAAGGTTTGCAATGGTATGACAGCACCAATCATTGTTTGGCTTATTACAATGATTCTGCAAATGCGATTGTTCATATTGGTCAAGATATTCAAGTTAAAGTTATAAACAATACAGGTTCAACTATTGCTAATGGCAGTCCTGTATATATCACTAGCACTTCAAGCGGTCAAACTTATCCTAATGTGGCATTGGCTAAAGCTGATGTGGCGGCTACTTCTGCCGTTATTGGACTTACAAATGGTGCTATTGCTAATGGTGCAATCGGTTATGTAACATCACAAGGCGGTATTGATAATGTCAATACTGGCACATTTACTGTAGGTCAAGTTTTATATTTAAGCCCATATTCCGCTGGTCAATTAATGAACACTATTCCGCCAACAGGAATAACAGTTCAAGTTGGTGTAGTGTCTTATGTTGATTCTTCTAACGGAAAAATTTATGTAAAACAAACCACGCCTTTGGCAGTCCCAGCTTCCATTATTACTGGAACTTTGGGTGTGGCAAATGGTGGAACAGGTGCAACAACCCTTACTGGATATGTAAAAGGTAGCGGAACAAGCGCAATGACGGCTTCTTCCACAATTCCTACTACTGACTTATCAGGCACAATTACTAATGCCCAATTGGCTAATTCAGCCATTACTATTAACGGCACAAGCACAAATCTTGGCGGTTCAATTAGTGTTGGAACAGTAACTAGCGTAGCAGCTACAGCAGGAACAGGAATTAGCGTAAGCGGAAGCCCAATTACAAGTAGTGGCACATTAACTATTACTAATACTGCACCTGACCAAACAGTCGTATTAACTGCTGGAACTGGCATTAGCACTAGCGGAACATACCCTAACTTTACAATTACCAATACATCACTATCAAGCGGTGGAACTGTAACCTCAATTACGGCTGGCACAGGTTTGTCAGGCGGAACGATTACATCGTCAGGCACAATTGCTTTGGCAAATACTGCTGTTTCTGCTGGTTCTTATACTAATGCTTCTATTACTGTAGACGCACAAGGGCGTTTGACTTCTGCCTCTAGCGGCACAGCCCCAGTTACATCTGTAAGTGCTACAGCCCCAATAGCGTCTTCTGGTGGCGCAACTCCGACCATTTCTATTAGCCAAGCAAGTGGTTCTACTAATGGTTATTTGTCTAGCACCGATTGGACAACTTTTAACAATAAAGCTGCGCCATTTACTTACACTTCTACATACATTCCTTATGGTCAAGGAACGACAACCCCTAATCAAGCGTCTAATTTCACATTTGATGGAACTACGCAAGTTGCGCCTGTTCAAAGGGCAAGTAACGGAATTGTTTGCAACAATCAAACGGTTTCTGCTAGTTTTTCGATTTCAAGCGGAGATTCAGCCATGTCAGCAGGGCCAATGAGTGTTAGTGCAGGTGTCGCTGTGACCGTTCCAGCAGGAAGTCGCTGGGTAGTAATTTAATGTTTCAAACTGCGTTTCAGCCAACAGCGTTTCAAAATAACGCTTTTCAGATTTACATTACGCCTAATCGCCCAGGCGTAGGTGGCGATGACGCATGGACTCCTGAAGAACGCAAGCGGTATAAAGCGCTACAAAAGAAACTTAAAAAAGCCGAAGAAAAGCGCATTGAAGCATTACGGTTAGACGCTGAAAAACGTAGGGAAACCATTGCTAATTTGGTAGACCCTAAACCTGTTGCAAAAACACAACAAAATTCTAAAAATAATATACAATCCGTTCAAGAAGTTAGCGTTGATACACCGTCAAACCTAGCGAACATTGACCGATACATCGCTAATCTTGTTAAACAACAGCAAGACTTGCAAACCGCAGTAGCTATTAGAAGTGCCAAAATTCGCTTAGAGCAAGAACTGGCAATTTTAGAGGCAAAACGGCTTGCAGAATTAGACGATGAGGAAGCGTTATTAGCACTAATACTTTAAATCCGCACCAGCAATATAAATTAGCGTATGACCATTTACATAATGGGCGGTATCAAGCAGGTTTTAGGCAATTTGAATGGCGTTGGCATCCTGAGATTCTTGCCAATCAATTAACCCCATATCCAAGAGAACCTAAAAATGTCCCTACATGGCAGGGTGAGAGTCTATTGGGGAAATCCATAGTTGTGCAATTAGAACAAGGATTTGGCGATATTTTTATGTATGCCAGGTTTTTGCCAGCACTCAAGGTTTTAGGTGCAAAAAGGGTGGTAGTTTTGACTTTGCCATCTTTGTCAAAAGTGATAGGGCAAATGGAATGTATTGACCAAATCACCAATATGACAGAGGAAGGCCCAGCAGTTGAATGTGACTACTGGATTGGGTCTATGTCTTTGCCTTATTACATAGATTGCTCAATGCCCTATGTAAAAAACCTATTCCCAGTTACAAACAAAAAAATCGTGGCTTCTGAAGGGTATTTTGAGGCTATTCCAAGCAATATTCCAGCCAAAATTGGAGTGCAATGGAAGGCTTCTAAAAATGCTTTGCATCACATTAAGTCTATGGATGCCAAAGAAATGCTCGATTTAGTAGGCTCAAACGCTTATTCGTTAAATCCTGAAGATGATGCGTATTTTTACCCGCTACCTAACGATGGTTGGAAGCAAGATTGGTCAAAAACCGCAAGTCACATGAAAGCGATGAAAGGAATTGTGACTGTAGACACAGGAACAGCACACCTTGCTGGCGCATTAGGAATCAAAACAATCGTTTTATTACCAAAAGAAGAGTTTGTTTGTTGGCGTTGGAAAAACGGCAGATGGTATGACTCTGTGATTGCTTTGCGTCAAAGTGAATACCACCGAGTGCCAGAACTAATAGGGAGAATGTAATGATTTGTCCAAAATGCGGTTGGTCTGAAGGTAACCATGTTGCAAAAAAACAACAGTCTGATAAAGAGTTTTATCTTGAGTTTTGGGGATACACACTCGATACACCAGAAGCTGAAGAAGCCTGGAAACAAAAAGAAGAGATGACCAGACGTGAAGCGCCAATGGTCATGTCAGATATTGAGGGCTATGTAAGCCAAGTAGATGGTTCTTGGATAGATAGCCGTTCAAAGCACAGGGCGCATTTAAAGCAACATCGGATGATTGAATTGGGGAACGATGTGCCTAAAAAGCACCCTGAAATTAAGTTAAGCCGTAAATCCAATGAAGAACGCAAACGCCAAATCGCTGAAATGGCCTATGCAAAACTTCGATAACCCCTGATAACTTAGGAGAATCCCCATGTCAGAAGAACAGTTAGACCGCAGAGCAATGTTAGAGGCAGCTATGGAAGCTGCCGAAGAAGGCACTTTAGAAGCCCCAGAGGAGAAAGAAATTGTCGAACCTGAAGCAGACCCTATTATCGAGGAGAATAAGGCCGAGGAACAGGTCGAAATACAAGAATCTGATGACTCTAGCGAAAGACCTGCCGAGATGGTTGCGGAATCTGAATCTGAGGGCGAGAATGAAGAACCGCAGGATGAAGAAGTAAAACCTGTATCACGTCCTTCTACATGGAAAAAAGAATATGTCCAAATTTGGGACAAAATGGAAAAAGGCGAACAGATTAGCAAAGAAGATTTTGTTAAGTTTGCCGAATATGCTAACCAACGTGAGTCTGAATACAAAAAAGGCGTAAGCACTTATAAAGCCGAAGCTGACCGAGCTAGAGCGTATGAAGAGGCTATTGCGCCATTTGTTCCTGAATTGCAGGCGCAAGGCATAACACCTGCTGCATGGATTAACAACCTTGGTAGGGCGCACATGATTTTGACAAAAGCGCCTTATGACCAAAAAGTGCAAATGTTTCAGCGACTTGCGTCAGATTATGGTATACAATTTAATGGTGAAAGTGTTGCGCCAATACAACAAGACGCATATACTCAACAATTGATGAGCCAGTTAAATCAGGTAAATCAAGAGGTTTCAACCATTAAAAACCGATTCCAACAAGAAGAGAATCAGCGTTTAATGAATGAAATTGAGAAGTATCGAAGCGATGTGGAGAAATACCCTCACTTTGATGTGGTAAGGGAAGAAATGGCTCAACTACTTGAGTTAGGTAAAGCCCAAGACCTCGAAACAGCCTACAAGAAAGCTGTGCGTATGAATGATGATGTTTGGTCATTAGAACAGGAAAGACTCCTGAATGATGCCAAACAAAAAGCAATCAAAGCGCAGCAAGTAGCGAAGGCGAAGGCGGCAGCAGTAAGTCCTAAATCCGTTACACCTAGCGGAAAAGTGATTGAACCTGGCGATAAAAAGGACAGAAAGTCATTGATAGCCGCACAATTGGCTGAAATGACTAATAGGCTATAACTAAACATTTTTTAAGGAAAATATCATGGCATTTGCTAACTCAGCGATTACCGATATTATCGCTACTACCATTCAAAGTCGTAGCGGTGAATTGGCAGACAACTTAACACAAAACAACGCAATTCTTCAGCGCTTGAACCAGAAGGGCAATGTTCGCCCATTCTCAGGCGGTAACGTGATTCTTGAAGAAATTATGTATAACGACCCCAATACTAATAACGCTAATTCTTATAGCGGTTACGAAGTATTGAACATTCAACCTGACAGCCCAATCTCTGCTGCGCAATACAAGATTGCTCAGTATGCAGACGCAGTAACAATGTCTGGTCTTGAAATGTTACAAAACAGCAGCAAAGAAGCAATCATTGACCTCTTGGATGGTCGTATGCAAGTTTCTGAAGCTCGTTTGTTGAACCGCATTTCTGGTGACTTGTTCGGTGACGGCACAGGTAACGGCGGTAAGAACCTTGATGGTTTGGGTGCTGCGGTTTCTGCAACTCCTACTACTGGCACTTACGGCGGTATCAACGCAGCTAACTGGGATTTCTGGCAAAACCAAATCACTACTGGTGTAACTGGCTCTGACAACATCCTTGCTAAGATGACTACTGCTGCTATCAAGCAGATTCGTGGCACAGACAAGGCTGACCTTATCGTTGCTGGTAACACAATGTATCAATACTATGTTGCTTCTTTGCAAGCAATTCAGCGTATCGCTTCCGAAGAGTCAGGCGCAGCAGGTTTTGCTAGCTTGAAGTTCTACGGCGGTGGCACATCTGCTGACGTTGTATTGGGCGGTGGTTATGGCGCACAAGAAACAGCTACATATATGTATCTGTTGAACACCAATTACATTTTCTTACGCCCACACAAAGAGCGTAACTTTGTTCCTATTGGTGGCGAGCGTCAATCTATCAACCAAGATGCAATTGTAAAATTGTATGGTTGGGCTGGTAACTTGACTACTTCTAACCGCTTCCTACAAGGCTTGCTGACAACCTAATATCTAGGGGGAAACCCCTATTTATTAATTGTCTAAATTTTTAATTTAAGGAAACAATCATGGCATACGCAATTAATCCTCTATCTGGTATTAATTTAAATACCACAACTCCAATCGAGTTTGCATATACAAACGGCACAACTGCTGAGTCTATCCCAGCATTTGGCCCACTTGGAACACAAGTTTTTGGTTCTGATGGCAAGCGTTATGTATTTGCGCAAGCTGGTGGCGCAATTACTGCTTCTACCGCTACTTGCTCTATCAACGCATCTACTTTTGTAGCAACTGGTTCTGCTGGTTCTTACACAAGTCCTGCTGTTGCTTTGGCATCTGGTGACTACGCTTGGTTTGCAGCGACTTCAGTCTAAAAAATTGAAGAAATAAGTAGTAGACTGGGATTCCCTCAAAAGGGGAGTCCCTTTTATTTTTTTAACAACCTAACCACTTAGGAGAATTAAAATGGCATTACCTTCCGATGAATTAAACGCAGATGCACGACTAGCAGTCACATTCTATAAGCGGTCTGTAAAACAAGAAGATGAGTCTATGGCAGCAGGTAGACCGATTTTTAAAGAATTTGATTTTGTTCGTATTTGTGTTCCAGGTGACAATTTGACAGAAATTGACACCTATGCACAAGACTCCCATAAACAGCGTTTTCCACGTCAATGGGCGCATTATCAGAACCAAACAGCAGGACATGAGCAATTAATTGGCACTCCTATTGAGGAATGGCCTTTAATTAGCCGTTCTCAAGCGGAAGAACTAAAAGGCATTAAATTTCGCACAGTTGAAGATGTTGCCAATTGCTCAGACCTACAATTACAGCGTATTGGCATGATTGCTGGCATGAGTCCTCATGGATTTAGGGATAAAGCCAAGCAATTTTTGAATATTGCAACTGAAACTGCTGAAGTAGCACAAAAAGAAGCAGAAATGCAAGCGCTTCGTGAAGAAAATGCTAAAATTAAAGCAGAAACAGATGCGAAGCTGGCTCAGATGCAAGAGCAAATGTCAGCGCTACTTGCGGCTGTTGCGGAAAAGACCCCAAAACAACGCAAAAATAAAGTAGTCGAGGCTTAATATGTCCCAAACGATGCTGCAAATGGTTCAACAGGTAGCTGCCGAGTTAAACTTGGCAGTTCCTACCTATGTAATCGGTAATCAATCACAAGATGTTCAACAAATTTTAGCTTTAATGAATGGCTCTGGCTATGATTTGGTTAAAGAATACGATTGGCAAGCCCTCCAAGTGCAGTATCGTTTCTACACTCAAGCTATTAACTGTAACGGAACTACTGTAAACGGTTCAAAACACCTCATTATTGAAGATGGAGTGGATTTGACAGGCGTTACTAGCCAATGGCAAATTACAGGCAATGATATTAACCAAGATACCAATGTAGTAAGCGTATCTGGACAAGATATTTTAATGAGTCAAATGGCTTCAGGCACAGGCACAGGCGCAGTCGTATTGGCTCAAACCGCTTATGACCTACCATTTGACTTTGAAACAATTACAAACCGCACTCAATGGGATAAAACAAAACATTGGGAGGCTCTAGGGCCTGAAGATGCACAGCAATGGCAATGGCTAAAGTCTGGTTATATTTCAACTGGCCCTCGTATTCGTTGGCGTATTTTGGATAATCAGTTCCAAGTATGGCCTCCAATGAACACCCAAGAATATATTGGTTGGGAATACAAATCCAAAGGTTATGTTCGTAGCGCAACAGGTGAAGTAAAAAACAGTTTTACAGCAGATACAGATACCACAGTATTAGATGACCGAGTTGTTGTTTTACTTACCAAAATGAAATATTGGGGCATTAAAGGTTTTGATACGACTGTTGTGGCTCAAGATTATCAGCGTGTATTGTCTATTGCTAAAGCACAAGACAAAGGTGCGCCAAATCTATCATTTGCACCATATCCATCTAAAGTCCTTATTGGTTGGGCTAATATCCCTGATACTGGCTATGGAAGCTAATTATGTTGCTACAAAGAGCAAAGCAAAATACAGCTAGAACCACCTCTGTTCCAGCCCCTATTGGTGGTTGGAACGCTAGAGATTCATTGGCAAATATGCAACCAATGGATGCGGTTCAAATGGTTAATTTTTACCCAACCCCTACCGATGTAACATTGCGTAAAGGTTGGTCTGAAAAATCCACAGGAATTACTGGTCAAGTAAATACCATCATAAATTACCCTACAAGCACAGGGTATAAGTTATTTGCTGTAGCTGGAACTAAAATTTGGGATGCTTCTGCAAGCACAGCAGTTGAAGTATTTGACGGATTAACAGACTCAAAACTGCAATTTGTAAACTTTTCCAATACTGCTGGCAATTGGATTGTAGGTTGTAATGGCGTAGACCCTGTTGTTGCTTATGATGGCACAAGATGGTTTTTTATGGCAACTACCGAAACCGCCCAAACCATTCTTACAATTACCCATGTGGGCGCTGTAGCAACCCTTACTACCGCATCACCGCATAATCTTGTAACTGGCAATAGAGTCACCATTTCTGGCGCATCTTCAAGTGAATATAACGGCACTTACGTTATTACAAAAACAGGCGCAAGCACATTTACTTACACAATGGCATCTACACCAGCCGCTAATGCGACTGTAGTAGGTTCTTATACTGTTTTAGGGATATTTGGCGCAACCCCTAGCGGTGGTTCACCTTATTCAATTAACAGCAATACTTTTATCAATGTAAACCTATTTAAAAATCGCTTATATTTTACGCAAGTAAATACCCTAGATTGCTGGTATTTAGATGTAGACGCTGTTGGTGGTGGTGCTACCCCATTGTATTTTGGTGGAATTGCAAGACAAGGCGGTTATTTACAGGCTATGGGAACATGGACTATTGATGCTGGTCAAGGCGCAGATGACTATGCTGTATTTGTAACCAGTATGGGCGAAGTTATTGTCTATAACGGCACAAACCCTGATGATACAGCAACTTGGGCATTAAAAGGTGTTTGGCAAATGGGTCAAACATTTAACCGTAGATGCTTCTTTAAGTGGGCTGGCGATTTATTATTGCTTACACAAGATGGTTTAGTTCCATTGGCTTCTGCGCTTCAATCTAGCCGATTAGACCCTAGAATTAACCTTACAGACAAGATTTATTACGCTGTAAGTCAAGCGGCAACAAATTATTATGCTAATTTTGGTTGGCAAATTATCTATTACGCATCTGAAAATATGCTAATTTTATCCATTCCTACTAATGACGGAATGGAACAGTTTGTTATGCACACGATTACAAAATCTTGGGCTAGATTTACTGGAATTAACGCATTTTGCTGGGTAAATTCTGGAGATAATGACATCCATTTTGGTGGTGATGGTTATGTAGGAACTTTCTACGATACTTTTTCAGACAACGGAAACAATATAACTGGTGCGGTGCAACAAGCATATAGTTATTTTGATTCGCCAGGACAAAATAAACGATTTACATTGGTTCGACCAATTCTTCAAACAGATAATGTTGTTCCTACTGTTTTATGCAATATCAGCACCGATTTTCAACCTGTAGATAACCTTGGGGCAGTTACATTTAATCCTTTAGCTGGATTGGGCGCTAAATGGGATGTTGCCGAATGGGATGTGGATAAATGGGGTGGTGGCTTGGTTACTACCCGCACATGGCAAGGCGTAACAGGAATTGGATTTAGTGCATCAATTAATATAACGGTGGCATCTCAAGGAATTGAGTTTCATTGGGCATCAACAGATTATGTAATGGAAGCTGGAGGCGTATTGTAAATGCTTTTGGTTGCAAATACACCAGAATTAAGAAATGTGGCAATAAATATATTACTTAATGAAATTGGAGTGCAACCTTGCGCAGACACACAAGCGATTCTTTGGGCTAATCAAGATAATCAGATTGAATGGGTAGTAGGATATACGGCTTTTATTGGTAAAACGTGCCAAATGCACATGGTAAATCTAAAGGGTGGTTATACCCCTAAAGAGTTGCTAAAATCTGCATTTGATTACCCTTTTAACCAATGTGGGCTAAAAAAGGTTTTTGGAATAGTAAATAGCAATAATATAAAAGCTATGGAATATGACCAAAAATTAGGCTTTAAAGAAGTAAAACGTTTTGTAGAAATGCACGATGATAATGGCGATTTGGTAGTTTTTGAAATGGATAAATCCGATTGTAGATGGATTAAGGAACGTAAAAAATGAGATATTACTCAAAAAGAGAACTGTATGCGTTAGGTGAAACTCTTGGCGATTCAGTTACACAAAGCAAACTTGGCGGTGGTCGTATTTATGGTGGCGGCGGTAAAGGGTCAGCGCCTCCTGCCCCAAACTACACAGCTGCCGCAGAAGCTACAGCAGCAGGAAATTTAGAAGCCGCTAGAACTGCTACAGCAGCCAATCGTGTAAACCAATATACCCCTTATGGAAGTTTGGAATATTCGATTAATCCTCAATCGCAATGGGATATTTACGGAAATCCAACATGGTCAGCAACACAAAAACTTGCCCCAGAACAACAACAATTATTAGATATTCAAAATCAAACTAGCCTTGGATTAGGTAATTTGGCTGGCAAAGGCCTTGGCTATGTTGAAAATATGCTTCAAAAGCCATTTGATACAAGTCAAATTGCTCAAATAGGTATTAACCCTGGTGAAACCATGCAAGAGTCTGTCATGCGCAGACTTCAGCCACAAATTCAACAAGGTAGAGAAGGTTTACAAGCGCAATTAGCAAATCAAGGTATTGCGCCTGGCACAGAAGCCTACAATCGTGCCATGACCCTGCAAAATCAAAAAGAAAACGATATGCTTACCAGCGCTGTAATTCAAGGCACAAATACAGGTTTGGTTGCAAATCAACAGCAATTTGGTCAATTAGGTTATATGCGTAATGAGCCAATTAACACATTAAACGCTGTTCGCACAGGCTCTCAGGTAAGTAGCCCTAGTTATATTAGTAACGTTCCTCAACAAGCTACTACGCAAGGTGTTGACTATTTGGGTGCTGCTCAGATGCAACAAAATGCTGCCCAAGCGCAAGCAAACGCAGCAAACGCATCAAGCAATAACTTAACAAGCGGACTTATGGGATTAGGCGGTGCGGCAATGATGGCGTTTTAATGAAGCCAGTAAACGATTTTAAATATTCATATTTTGGTGAACCTAGCGTAGCAATATGGGAAAACGATGAATACGAAGTTTATGCGTTTCAAGATGGAATATCGTTAAGGCTGGATATTGCTAGAAAAGATGGCAAAGATGGAATAAAATGGGATGACTTGCAGAGAATTAAAGCCGATTGTGGGTTTGCTCATTGTGATGCTGTCGAGTTTTACCCTTCAGAATCTGATGTTATTAACACAGGAAACTGGAGGCATTTATATGTTTTTTTTGACAAATTACCTTTGATTAGACGACTATGAACGCATACAACCCATATATCATGCAAGCACAGGGATTGGACCAGCAGGGTTTAGCCCCTGTTTTTCAGAATATTGCACAACAGCAAGCTGCTCATAATGCAGCTTTGGCAGAGCAAAATCAACAGGTAGCTCAAGCTGGTCAAACTCCACAAGGGGGTGGAATGAACCCTATGGCAATGGCTGCTGCTTTGCGTGGCAAACAGCCTGAAGGCGCACCTAGCGCATGGGATAACACTAAAGCATGGATTAATTCTAAATTTGGTCGTGACCCATTACAACCAGATGTTGGGCAGGCAGCGCAAACAGCGCAGCAATATTATGGTAATACATATAATCAAAATGCTGGTTGGAGTTCATAATGGCAGATACAAGTTCAATTAATTTAAGTCAGGCTGGCACAATGTCGCCTGAAGATTATGCTCAACAGCAGCAGATAAACCGCCAACAACAAATGGCTCAAATGCTGTTGCAACAAACACAACAGCCAGCAGGTCAAGTAATTAGTGGTCGTTATGTTGCCCCTTCTTGGGCGCAACAATTAGTGCCTTTAGCTAATATTGCCGCATCTAAATACATTGGAAGCACCGCTGAGTCTGAAGCTACAAAACTAGCTCAAAAACTAAGAGCGCAAGAAATTGCAGATATTCAGAAATACAATCAAATCCTAAAAGGAACTTCAGCAACGCCAGGTCAAGAACAATTTATTCCACAAGGTCAAACATTGCGTGATGACAATGGGATGCTAACTTATGGCGCAAAAGAAGCTAGACCTGGTCAAGCTGCTATTCCTGGTGATGCTAATGCAGCTAATTTGTTTGCAGCAAGCTCATACAGCCCAGTTCTAAGGGCTATGGGACTTAAACGCATGACAGAAGGCCCTGATTGGAAAGAAGGAAAACTTGAGCAAAGTGATGGAAGCGTTATAACTGGATGGTATGACGCTAAAGCACCTAATCCTAGAGCTACATTTATAGAAGGCGGCACAAAACCAGCATTTACTTCATTAGATGCTGAAAAGTTTTTCCATGAAACTGGTAGATACCCACCTGGCTATCAACCATATACAGGTAAAACTGCACCAGTTCAAGCATCAACTGGTAAGCCTATTCCTGGTGCGCCTGTTCAAGCTGCTGCATCTGTTGCGCCTAGTGGTGCAGTTCAAGCATCTGTGCCAGTAAATCGCCCTGTTGCTCAAATGTCTTCTCAACCTGGCAATCAACCAATTACAGTTACTGGCAATGCAGTTCCTGTAAGTGCTATGAACAGACCTGGTATGTCACCAAAAGATTTAAGTGAAGCAAATAAACAAGTTTTTGTTGAGTCTGAAAAACAACGCCAAGCAGATTTAAAAGCATTACCAGGCGCATTGGAACAAGCAAAAAATGCAATTGCAACTGTAGACCAAATGATTGGTGATGCTCGCTTAAATGACAAAGGTGAAATTGTTTACAAAAAATATGACCCAGTAAGCAAGCAATGGACAGAAGGTGCTGAACCTCATGGTGGATTTGGTCAATATGTTGGCCTTGGCGTTCCTTTTTGGAGTAATGTTGAAGGAACAGACACAGCAAGTTTTAGAACTCTTTATGACTCTCTTAAAGGTCAAGCGTTTTTGGAAGCATTTAAAACTCTTAAAGGCTCTGGTCAAATTACTGAAATTGAAGGTCAAAAAGCTACTGAAGCGTTGCTTAAACTTAATAAGGCGCAAAGTGAAAAAGACTTTATTAAGTATGCTCGTGAGTTCCAAGAAAACCTGCAAAAAGGTATGGAGTTGGCTAAAAACAAAGCTGGAGTTGCGCCAGGCTATCGTAGCCCTGTAGATAAACCAGTAATGCGCTGGAATCCTCAAACAAATAGTTGGGTAACACAATAATGCCAATAACAGTTGATATTGTCGGAGTAGGCCCTGTAGAGTTTCCTGATGGAATGTCAAAGGAAGCTATGGAGTCTGCTTTAAAACGACTTCCATCCCCTACTAAAGCGCCTCCCCCAACTGCTGTTGTTCCATCCGAAAGACGTAATTACGTTGTTGGTGATGTTCCGTCTGTAATTGGTGAATATGTAGAACCAAGAGTAAATGCGCCAGAGCCTAAAGTTCCTATGATGGACAGAGTAAAGGCTTTGGGTGAAGTTCCAGCAACAGTTTTAACTAGCATTGCTGCACAACCTATTGGCGCTGCTTATGGCGTTTATAAAGGCGTAACAAGCCCTGATTACGGCACTCAAAAAGGTTTAAGAGAAGCTGAAGCCGCTGGCGGTGAATTAGCTAATGCTTTGACATACAAACCTCGTTCACAAACAGCGCAAAATGTTTTGGAAAGCGTTGGAGAAGCATTTGATGCTGCTAAAGCGCCTCCATATTTAGGGAAAATTGGCATTGGCGAAATACCTTCTTTTGCTCAAGCTGCTAGAGTTTATAAGCCGTTTGTTCAAGAAGCTGCTAGAACCACAATGGAAAGCGCAAAGCCAATTGTAAACACAATGGCTAATGCTTTAAGAACTCCTGAATTTGCGCCAAAAGGCATATTGGCTACTGCACCTACAGCAGAAAAATTAGCCGCTGATGCAACTGAGTTATATGCAAAAACCAAAGAATCTGGCACAGCATTTAAACCTGCTGTGTTTGGTGCTGATATGACTCAAATTGGTAAAGATTTGCGCCAACTTGGTTACCATCCAGAACTGCATACAGATATTAAAATTGCTCTAAAAGAGTTGCAAGACACTAAAAAGCCAAAAGATATGCTTGAGTTGCAGTCTTTGCGTGAATTTATTGTTAATGGTCAAGGCAGCAAAAACCCTAAAGAAAGAATGTTGGCAACTGTTCTTAAAGACAAATTTGATGACTATGTTATTAATGCTGCGCCAGAGAATATTATTTCTGGTAGCCCAGAAGGCCTTAAAACTTGGGAACAAGCTAGAAACACTTACAGCAGATTGCGTAAATCTGAAGTATTTACCGATATGCTTGATAGAGCAGAAATAGACAAAAATGGCATGGGTGTAGAAAAGTCATTGACAAATCAGCTTCGTGCTTTAGCTAAAGACCCCAAAAAAATGCGTCTATTTACGCCTGATGAAAGAGAAGCTATTAGACAAGCCGCAAAAGGCGGAAACGTTCAAAACATATTGAGTCAATTTGGTAGATTTGCCCCAACTAACGCTGTTTCGTCTATTCCTTCAATATTGGCTACGGCTGCCAGCGCACCATTAGGTCTTGCTGCTACGGCTGGCGCAATAGGCTCAAAAGTTGCATCAACAAGAATGAAAAAAGCCGAAATGCAAAAACTTGCCGCATTAATGAGGGCTGGCGGTAAAGCACCAAAAAAAAATAAAGGAACAGAAAAATGAGTAGGAATGGTTCAGGAACATATAGCCTCCCAGCAGGGAATCCAGTAACACCCAATACAACAATCACTTCTACATGGGCAAATACCACTTTAAGTGATATTGCTACAGCTTTAACAGGAAGTATTGCTGCTGATGGTCAAACACCTGTTACTGGCACATTAAACATGACTAGTAACTTGATTTCTAATTTGGCTGACCCTGTTTCGGCGCAAGATGCCACTACAAAAAACTATGTAGATACTGCTGATGCTGTTTTGACTGCTGATGTTGCTGCATTACAAACTGAAATTGATGCAATTAACTCCATTCCTACAGGCGCTTTAAATATGTGGCCTACAGCAAGCGCACCTACAGGATGGTTAATTTGTAATGGCTCTGCGGTTTCAAGAACAACTTATGCCACGCTTTTTGGAATAATTGGCACAACTTATGGAACTGGCGATGGTTCAACTACATTTAATCTTCCAAATTTGCAAGGAAAAATGCCAATTGGAGTTAGTGGAAGCTATACATTGGCCTCTACAGGCGGTTCTGCCGATGCTGTATTAGTAAGCCATACCCATACTGCAAGTGTTACAGACCCAGGACACAATCACACCGCAAATGGCGCAGATAGGGCAGGCGGTTATGCTGCTGGTAGTGATGCTATTGATAGGGTAGACCAAACAACATCTACCTCAACAACAGGTATTTCTGTAACCAATAGCACCGAAGGTGTTAGCGGAACAGGCGCTAATTTGCCTCCTTATTTGGCAATTAATTTTATAATTAAACATTAATTAAAAAGGGTAAATTTCAATGTCAATTACTGTAAATGGCACATCTGGCATTACCTTTCCTGATGGCACTACACAAGCCTATGGTATGCCAGCGCCAGGAACATCTGGAAATGTATTAACTTCCAACGGAACTGCTTGGACTTCTGCTGCTGGTGCTGCTTCATTTGCATCTGGAACAGTCACAATTTTTAGGCAAACTTCTGCGCCTACAGGATGGACAAAAGACACCACAAATAACAATGACAGCGCAATCCGCATCACAACAGGAACAGTTGGCACAGGTGGAACTGTAGGATTTACTACTGCTTTTGCTTCTCAAGCTGTTAGCGGAACTATTGGAACTTCAGGTGCTTATACCCTTACAACCACAGATATTCCAGCCCACACTCATACAGCACAGGGCGCAAGTTTTAACGCTGGTTATGCTGCTGGTTCTGTAGCAGTTGATAGAGGCACTCAGACATCGAGTTCTACTGGTGGCGGTGGTTCACACAGCCATAGTGGCGGTTCTTTTACTGGAACTGCAATCAACTTAGCAGTTAAATATATTGATGTTATTGTTGCTACAAAAGACTAATGGCTACTTTAAATATTGACCCAACAAGCGGTATAACTTACCCAGATGGAGTTGTCCAAACAACGGCAACACCAAATCCAAGCACAAGCGGAAATCTGCTTGTTTCCAATGGAACTGCGTGGGTTTCTCAAGCTGCACCTACTGGTATTCCGTCAGGAACGGCTATGTTTTTTAAGCAAACATCTGCCCCTACTGGTTGGACTAAAGACACAGGATTAACCACAAATAGTGGAATAAGAGTAGTAACTGGAACAGCAAGCACAGGCGGTAGCGTTGATTTCACAACAGCTTTTGCAAGCCAAGCCGTAGCTGGAACAGTTGGAAATTATGGTAGTTTTACGCTAACAACAACAGAATTGCCATCACATACTCACACTTTGCAAGCAGCAAGTTTTAATGCTGGTTATTTAGGGGGTGCAAATGCCGTAGATAGAGGAACACAAACTACAAGTAGCACAGGGGGTGGCGGTGGTCATACACATACTGGTGGAACATTTACTGGAACAGCCATTAATCTAGCAGTTAAATATGTAGATTTTATTGTAGCAACTAAAAACTAATGAAAATTGAACCTAAATCAAATTGTCCTTTAAATGCTTTTAATCCATGCAAGCAATTGGAGTGTGCATGGTTTATTAAAGTAGTAGGTAAAAACCCTAATACTGGGTCTGAAATAGATGAATGGGGTTGCGCTATGGCATGGTTGCCAATTCTTACTATTGAAAATAGCCAACAACAGCGTCAAACAGGCGCAGCAGTTGAATCGTTTAGAAATGAAATGGTTAAAGCCAATGAGGTTAGCCAAAGAGTTTTGTTGGCAACCGCTGGAGTTTCACAACAAGCACAAACAATGATTTTGGAGAATTAAAATGAAATTAACTATTATTCCTAGCGATGCAACCGCCTATAAAGATGGGGTTGCTTTTCATGGTTTAGATGTATCTTCTGCGCCAGCTAATGTTCACGCTTTGCAATTTAATGATGAAACAAATAAAGGTCATATTGAGTTCAAAGCAGACGAAAATGGTGAATTGACCGCACCTGAAAAAATTACAGAATTACCATCTTGGGCGACTTCTATATTTACTGCATGGGATGATGCAAAAGCTGCATTTGACGCTGCTGAAGCACAAAGAATCATTGACGAACAAAGCGCTAAACAACAGGAGATTGCATAATGTTTTTAGTTACTTGGTTATTCGATAAATTAGGCTATATGCCTAAGATTTCTGTAGAGTCTACATGGCCTTTCCCTGCCGTTCAAAAGGCTTATACGCCACATGAGTTTGAACAGCCAATCAAAAAGACTGTAGCCAAAAAAACCGCTAAATCTGTTAAAATCCCTAAAGCGACTACTCGCAAACCTAAAACTAAATGAGTGAGTTATGTCGTTTGAAATTGACCCTGTTAAATATGGACAGCTTTGGGAAAAAGTTGATTCATTAACTACTAAAGTAGACAAGCTAGAAGAAGGCATGGAAGAATTGCTTGCTTTAGCTAACAAAGGTCGAGGCGGTTTCTGGGCTGGCATGGCAATCGTGTCAGCCTTTTCCACATTCATTGGTTTTGTTTCTCACTACATAATGGGTAAGTAAATGTGGAATACGGACTTTCAGAAGGTGTTAAAGGACTGTCAGACAGCCTTAACTCAAGCAGGGATGCGGCTAGAAGCCTATCTCAATCTATTGAAGGTATACAGCAAGATGGATTGGATGTCGCCAAGCAAAAAGCCCAAGAAAGACGATTAGCGCTTCGCCAGGCTGAAGTTAAGAAACAGTTAGCCATACAT